CATGACTTTAGTTCCACAGCATATTATTCTCCAGTCCCCAGCGTCTAATGATCCGTTGCTGGACCTTAATACACAACCAAGTCTTGACCTGCAGTTTGCTACAGGCAAGACACTTAATGATCGAGTAAGCGGTAACAACTTAATCACGTTTAGTCGTGCAGATGCTACTACCTGTGCAACTTATGTTGATAGCAATGGTGTCATTCAAACTGCTGCTGCAAATGTACCCCGCTTTGATCATGACCCCGTGACTGGTGAAAGTCTGGGGTTGTTGATTGAAGAGAGTAGGACGAATAAACTTGCACGTAGCGAGGAGTTCGATAATGCTTATTACACAAAGGCATTTGTAACCGTCACACCTGATCAGAGTGCTGCCCCTGATGGTAATACAACCGCTGATCAAGTCCTGCCTACAACTAATGGCAGTTATCACAGAATAACTAAAAGCGGTCTTTCTGTTTCCGCCCCTTGTGTTCTTAGCGTGTTCGTGAAAGCAAACGGTTACAATCACTTTCAGCTTAGGACTCGTGGTAGCAGTAATAGAGCCACGGTATTTGATGTAAGTGATGGAACTATTACGCAAGAGATGGAGGCCAGTATTGGAGAAACGAATCTAGGTAATGGTCTGACTCCAGTTGATTACGGTAACGGCTGGTGGCGTTTAAGCATGTTACGAACGGACACCGACACAATCACAGCCGTTGACCTTTCTGTTTTAGATACAGGAACACCCGGCAGTCAGGTTTATGTGTTTACAGGTGACGGTACGTCAAGTGTTTTCTGCTGGGGAGCAATGCTAGAGCAAGGTTCCTTCCCAACCTCCTACATCCCCACCGCAGGTACAACCGTAACCCGTGCTCCTGAGCTTGTAAGTATCCTTGGGGCGGATTACACGTCTGTGTTTGGCACTGACTTGGGTGCCGGTACTGTCTTTACTGATGTCAAAGTACTTGGGGAGAAAGGCAACACAAATACTGGTTATTTTAGTTCGTTCAGTACCAACGATAACAACTCTTTTACTACCTTTACCGCATATGACAACCGTCTTACTGTTGGGATAACAACGCCTAACGCCAATATTGATAGATATAAAGATCTAACTGGGGTACGTGTTAAATCTGCTGTCTCTTGGAATGATCTTGAACAACCAAGGGATGACCAAGACAACGCTAGCCATGCTTTGGATGGGACATTATATGGGGGGTTCCAATACAGAGGGTCTGGGACCCCATTAAATACAGAATATGACCGTTTTGGCATAGGAAGAGCTATACGGGCAATAACTACTTTCGGCTCAATAAACGGCCACATCTCCCGCCTTGCCTATTACCCATACCGCTTGGCTGACGCCACTTTACAGGAGATCACATCATGAGTTGGATTATTACTAGCGATCAGGTCAGCCCTCCTGGCGATGCTGCAATTACTTATGGCATCACAAATGCTGGCGGTGTTTTTAACCTTAGGTCTACAGGCACTGTTGATTATGAAGCTGAATGGGGCGATGGTAATGTTGAGATAAGCACACTTAACGTATTACCTCACACCTATACTGCTGGTGATTATTCAGTGGTTGTTTATAGTGATGGGGTTTATAGGCCGTATTTCAATAACGTATCCGCTGATGCAAATCAGATTACTTCTGTTGCTATTGGTAGTGGAGCTAATTTAGGGACTAGCCTAGATTCTGCTTGGGAAACCGCAATTAACCTAGCAACGTTTACATGCCCATTTGATGCAACAAGTTCGGTTACAAACTTTGTTGACTCTTGGCGACGTTGCAACAGCCTAACAAGCTTCCCGTTAATTGATACTTCTAGTGGTACAAGCTTTTCTTACGCTTGGTACAACTGCTCCAGCCTAACAAGCTTCCCATTATTAAATACTTCTAGTGGTACAAGCTTTTTTGCCGCTTGGAGCAACTGCTCCAACCTAGCCAGCTTTCCATTATTAATTATGTCTAGTGGTACAGACTTTGGTCGCGCTTGGAACAGCTGCTCCAGCCTAACTAGCTTTCCATTAGTAAATACTTCTAGTAGCGCAACCTTTGCTGCCACTTGGGAGGGGTGCTCCAACCTAGCCAGCTTTCCATTATTAAATATGTCTAGTAGTACAAGCTTTGTTTACACTTGGAACAACTGCACCAGCCTAACTAGCTTCCCATTAGTAAATACTTCTAGTGGTACAAACTTTACTGCCACTTGGGCCAGTTGCTCCAGCCTAACTAGCTTCCCATTATTAAATACTTCTAGTGGTGCAGACTTTAGAAGCGCTTGGGCATTCTGTAGTTCTCTATCAGATTTCCCCGCCAACATGTTTGACACGACGGGAGCACTTATTGCTGCTGCTTTTAATAACGCTTGGAGAAACTGTGCCCTCACTGCACAATCTATTGAGAACATCCTTGTCTCACTAGACACTAATGGTGCTACTGGTATCACGCTTGGCATCGACGGCGGAACTAACGCTGACACCTCCACATGGTCAGCGGCTGCTAATGCAGCGTGGCTTAGTCTTGACGCCAAGGGCTGGAACATCAATCAGAATGGACCTGATCCTACCTAATCGTAAGAAGCATGGCATTTACCGAAGATCTAAGTATTTTTTTAAGCACATCAGATTTTGCGGTGCCAGTTGTTGCTGGTGCAATCTCAGGGTTCGGTATTCTAGACATGCCTTCAGAAATCATTGCTGATGGGGTTGTGCTTACGACTGACTACAAGCTGACTTGTGAGTCTTCAAAATTCAAGAATCTGCTTCACAGCGATGCAATAACAGTGGATAGCGTAAACTACACCGTAAGAAGCGCGAATTTGATTGATGACGGAAGCTTTGTTGAGTTAATGCTGATGAAAAACTCATGACTACTAGACGTGAACAAATCTTGGCCCAGATCGCCACAACCTTAGCCAGCACGGCTGGAGTTGATGGGAGGGTGTATCGGTCAAGGGTTACCGCAGCAGCCAGGGCCGAGACGCCAATGGTTGTTATCGAGCCAGTAAATGACGTTGCGCAGCAGCAAACATCATTACCAAAACTTGACTGGACGATGCGGGTAAGAATAGTCGTAATCACCAGGTCAACGACTCCTTACACGGATGCAGATTCAGTAATTGAATCAATGCACTCAAAGCTTATGGCTGATTTGACTCTTGGGGGTTATGCAATTGACGTGCAGCCTGCTCTGACAAGCTTTGAGTTTCTTGATGCAGACCAGCCTGCTGGCGTGTTTTCTAATGAGTACGACGTTAAATACAGAACATCAGTAGCAGACCTTACCGTCTACTAAGGTTTAAGCAGTTGCAAGGATTACGATGAAAGACGAGTACAGCGGTCAAGGTGGGTCGTATCTTCTCGATCCAGAAACCGGAAAGCGCACTCTGATTCAGCGAACACTTCCCGCCGACCCCCAACAAGAAAATGGCACCACTTCTTCTACGGAAACGACTGATTCTGATCGAAACAGAGTCGAGCTACGGAGTCGATCCGACTCCAACAGGAACCGACGCGGTTTTGGTGAGAGATCTGAACATCACCCCACAGCAGAGTGATGTTGTTAATCGTGATCTGATCCGTCCTTATTTGGGCGCTTCTGAGCAACTGCTGGCTAACACTCGCGTTGAATGTACATTCAGCGTTGAGCTTGCAGGATCCGGGACTGCTGGAACTGCGCCTCAGTACGGCAAAGCACTGCAGGCTTGTGGCCTTAGCGAAACTGTTGCTGCTGGAACTTCGGTGACGTATGCGCCAGTGAGCGCATCTTTCAGCTCGGTCACCATTCACTACAACATTGATGGCGTTCGTCACAAAGTGACTGGTGCTAGAGGAACATTCACCTTGAATGGATCTGTTGGAGAAATCCCTACGATTGACTTCACCTTCACTGGTATCTATAACGCTCCTGATGATTCAGCACTGCCTAGCGTTACTTACGCAAACCAGGCAACACCGCTGATCTTTAAGAACGGCAACACAGACACATTCTCCTTGCTCTCTTACTCTGGCTGTCTTCAGTCAGTGAGTATGGACATCGGCAACACAGTCGTGTATCGCGAGTTGATTGGTTGCACGAAGGAAGTGCTGATCACTGATCGCAGTGCCAGCGGTAGCGTGAGCCTTGAGATGATCTCGATTGCCACGAAGGACTATTTCACTGCTGCTTTGACTGACGGCACGCTAGGCGACTTGACGTTCCAGCATGGCACCACTGCTGGGAACATTGTTGATTTTTCGAGCAGTCAAATCGACATTGGTGATGTGAGCTATGCCGACCAAGACGGCATTGCGATGCTGAACATCCCATACACCGCGATTCCCTCAACAGCAGGGAATGATGAGTTCAGCTTGGTGTACACTTGATCTGTCGCAGCTCTGCCCTAGGACGCTAGGAACAGCATCTGACTTGCACCCCCGGCAGGGGCCGCACCCGCCAAAGCCTCCGACCCTCACCGGCACGGGGGCTTTGTGCTGTATAAGCATTCTTTTTGGCTCTACATTGCGGAGGGATTTTTATTGCTGTAGGCTAATTGCAGTTAAATTTGCTCAATGGCATTCGTTCGCAAAAGGGTTAAAACTTTCAAGTGGCCTGTAACCGTGGAAGAACCTGCTGACGGTGGGGTCTTTGATGACTCTAGTTTTGATGCGGTGTTTAAGCGGGTGCCACGGTCCGAGTTCCAGAAGCTTGCGGATAAAGGCGACCTCGATTTGCTTAAAGCAGTGATGACTGGATGGGAAGGAATCGAGGATGAAGACGGAAAACCGTTGCCGTTTTCCCAGGCAGCAATGAAAGAATTTGCTGATGATCCATATTGGATTCGTGGTGTCCTGAAGGCTTACACCGAAACTTTTGAAGGCGCGAAACTGGGAAACTAAAAGATGCCGTCAAGTATTGGGCGAATGGCGGCAAAAGAATAGAGGACAAGAGTGCAGATGACGCTGCGGCATTTGGATTGAAGCCGCAGCGTCAGGCCGCTCCTGAAAAGGAGCACTTTGAGGTATGGGAAGAAAACTGGGATGCGTTGATGATGTTCTTGCGAATGCAAACGCAATGGACCGTCACGATGGGAGGTTACGTTGGATTGAAATATGAGGTTTTGCTGGGTGCATCAGGGCTAATGTCCCTTTATGATGTAAGCAATCCCCGTGAGATGCTGGAGAGCCTTCAAGTAATGGAAGCTGCTGCACTCTCTGAGCTGAACAAGAAAGATGGCAAGTAAAACCGTTTCGCCTGTTGATATTAAAATTAAGGTCACAGGCGCAGAACAGCTTGCGTCCTTAAAAAGCTCGTTCCGAGATTTATCAAAACAGACAAAACTTTCTGATATAAGTATTGTTCAAGCAGCTAAAGATATTAGAAATTTTGCCGCAGAAGCTGGCAACAGCGAAGCGACAGTAAGAGGACAGATTAAGGCGCTTGAGGGTTTGCGCCAGCAAGCCGCCATGGGCGGCAGGATGTATAAGTTTCTTGCTGCAAAAATTGGGGATTTAGGGCTAGCAATTAAGGGGTCTAGTACGCAGATAGAAGAGCAAAGATCCGCGTTACTAGAAATTGGGTCCGCCGCTTCTTCTAGTTCGGCGCAAATAAAAAAAGCAATTGACGGTCTTAAGCAATTAAGGAATCAAGCGTCTCAGGACTCTCAAGCATTCTTTGGGCTTTCAAAAGAAATTGATGAGTTGACAAAAAAAGTTAACTCACTTGACGCTGCACTAGAACAAAACGCAAGCCGAAACAGGGCTAGGGCTGCTTCTGTCTCAGGAGTCTTAGCAAAGTATGAAGCTGCTGCAAGAAAACAAGCTCAAGCCGCAAAAGAGAGAGAGGAAATTGTTAGAGGTGAAGTCATAGCTCTTAGCGAAAAAGGTAAGGCTACCGAAGAGCTTGCAAAGAAAGAAAATCAATTAACTGCAGCGATAGCGAGAAGGAAGCAGCTAGGCATTCAAGAGACTGCTCGCGAGGCTAGAAGATCAGTAAGAGCTGGTGCTCAAGTTTATACAGGCAACGTAGAACTTGGCCCTATAGATGCGCTTGATCAGCGATTAGGTGATCTACCGGCTACAACTGCTGCTTTTTCTCAAAGGCTCACTGAACTGCAAGATCGGTTGATAAATACTGTTAGGTCAAGCGATCAATATGTTGCTGTTGCTTTGCGTATTGCACAGGTGCAGCGAGAGGCAACAGCAACGGCTCAGGGGTTAGGCGCTGCGCTGGTAAAAGATTTAGCTAGCGGCAATACAGTTAGAAATCAAAAGAATCTGCGTGAAGCTATTGGCCAGCTTCAGGCTGAGATGAATGAGCTGAATACAGAAACAGCTGAAGGTTCATCTAAGTATGCAGAAAACGCAAGGCAGGTTAATAATTTACAGAAAGAATTGAACGAGATCGCTGGCAGTTACCGCAATGTGACTGACATGGCGAGGCAGGCTTCTACTGCCCAGGGTGTTTACGCGAACACCTCTGTAGGTGGCAACTATCTTCGTCGAGGTATTGTCAGGCAGCAAGAGGCTGCTAGGGCTGAACTTGGTGCAGCCGTTAGGGCAGGCGTGGCTTCAACGCCGCTGCTGTTGCCTGCTGCCGGTCAGACCACGGCTCCGGGTACTGGGCTAGCTAGAAGCGGAATGGCTCGCGGAGTCTTCGATTTAACAGGCAATGTCACTAGAGCACGACCAGTCCCCGCTGACTTCCCCGGCTTAAAAGAAGACGCAGCTGCGTTACCAACAGCTGCGACTGGCGTAAATGCCGCTTTAGGGATGAGCGAGCCAATAAAGAAGCAAGCAAATGCGCTAAGAGAAGCTGCTGCTGCGTATAAGCCATATAACGCAGAGATAAGAAAGGCTAAAGCCGCAAACAATGGAAGCATTTCTGGCATAAATAACCTTAAAGCTGCTCTGGAAAGGAAGCGCAACGAGCTGCCTACAACCACGGCTGCATTTAAGCGTTTAACCCAGCAAATTGAAAACCTTGACAGGCAGTCGGAAAAAGCCAGCCGAAGGATGAGCCGCCGTAAGTTCTCTCCCGGTAAGGCCGCCCAAGTTGCTGGTGCAACGATCTCCGGCGGTATTTTCGGTGGACCTGAAGGGTTCCTGGGTGGCGCAATTGGTGGCGCAGTTGGTGGTGTTGGCGGGTCTTTTGCTGGTGCTGCACTTGGCGCTCAGGTAGGTCAGCTCAGGCAGCAGCTTGGTGGGTTTGCTGAGTATGCGGCGAGCATTGAGAAACTCAAAATTGCGTTGAATGGTATTGCAGGTGACGCAAGTAATTACAACCAAGCACTGCAAGCCGCTGCTGATGTCACAAAAGAATTAAACATTCCACAAGAAGTTGCTATCAGAGGGATCACTCGACTTACAGCAGCAGTAAAAGGTGCTGGCGGTGGCATTGCTGATGCAGAGCTTGCGTTCAAGAACATTAACTCTGCAATTATCGCTACGGGTGGCGGTGCAGAGCAGGTTGAAGGAGCCGTAACTGCGCTCGTTCAGATTTTCTCGAAGGGCAAAGTCAGTGCAGAAGAGATCAATCAAATTGCAGAAAGACTGCCTGGCACATTTAACAAAATTGCTGAAGCGTCAGGCAGGACCGGCCCAGAGCTGACAAAAGCCTTGCAAAAAGGCGAGGTGGGCCTGAATGACCTGATGAAGTTCTTGGTTCAACTGGGTGGTGAATACGGCGAATTGGCTAAAAAGATTGCCGGGTCTTCCGAGTCAGCTGGAGCAAGACTGACGGTTGCATACGACAAAATGCGGCTTGAGATAGGTAAGGCTCTTCAGCCAATCGGTGCTGAGTTTCAGGAAGCGTTTTTGGAATTTATTACTGATATTGGCCCAAGCCTGGTGGTTATGGCGAAGGCTGTTGGAGAAGGGATGCGTTTTATTATTCAAAACAGAGGTGCGATATTGACTATTGCATCTTTCGCGGCAAAGCTTGTCGCCGTGAATTTTGCACTAAAAGCGTTTGTTGCTTTAAGTGGGCCACTAAAACTTATGTTCGCATTAATAAGAACTGGGTTCAGACAAACCACTCAGCAGGCGTCTCTTGCCGCGACAAAGCTGGCCAGGTTTGGAACGACAGTGAAAACTTTAGCTGCATCCTTAGCAGCGCCAATCGTAATAAGCTTTGCCATTGTTGGCGCAGAGCTGGTTATATCTTACTTCAATAGAATTAAGCAAGCAAAAGCTGACCTTGACGCTTCTGGCACAAAACCTCAAGGTGAAGTTTTCTTCAGGTCAATCGGTGGAACGGCTGCAACGAAAGAAACGCTGAGATCAACCTTTAAGGATATTGTCAAGAATCTTGATATTGTCGAAGCTAGGCTCGCGAAAACAAAGAAAAGTATTAAAGAGTTTAAGGCATCACAATCAGATGGAGGCGAGCGGGCCATGGGGGGAAGTGCGCCTCCTCTCGCTGGTGTAGCAGTCCCAGAAGACTTGACATCAAGGCTAAAAGCAGACGAGGCAGCTCAAGCAAGACTTCGACTGAACTATAAAACCTTAATTGAAAAGTACCCTAGTGCTCCAGAAGCCGCTAAAGGTCTAACTGACTTCGCTTCTCCTACCGGCACTGATACCGGCGGCGGCGGCGGCGGCGGCGGCAAGGCAGAAAAAGTGCGCAAGTCTTTGCTTGATTCAATCATAAATGAAGGCAAACTCATTGCCGCTACAAAAGCGAGGCTGGATAACGAGATAGATATTGGCGAAGCTCAAAACAAAAACAACAGGTCAAGGGTAAATCAGTTAAACAACCAAAGAATTTCTATTGACTTTGCCGAACAAGCTGCACAGGTTGAACTGAAATATCTCGAAGCCCTTAAGGCTGCCGAGGGGCAAAAAGAACAGGGCGCATTGGTAGCAGAAGCTATTGCAACTAAACAAAACGACGACGCTCGCCTTTCAATTGAATATGCTGCAGAGCTTACGAAAGAAGCACAGCGATACAGGTTTGAGAAAGAAGCCATTGCAAAAGCGTCCGAAGACGAGCTGTTTAGCTTGCGCGATCAGCTTGGCTTGGTGACAAACGAGCAGAGAATTGAAAGATTCAGGCAGTCAAGGAAAGACGCAGGGGATCCAAACGCTGAACAGCAAACCGATCTGTTCCGCCAAAGAATAGATCCAACGTTGACGGAAGGGTTGAGCCAAAACATTCGCAGTTTGAAAAAAGAACTGGAAGATCTGGTAAATCCAATCAATCAAATCACTGGCGCAGCAAACGCTATTGGCAGTGCATTCTCTCAGTCGTTCACCAATGCAATTACTGGTGCCACAAGTGCGAAGCAGGCATTGGCTGATTTTTTCAAGAGTGTTGGTAGTTATTTCTTGGATATGGCGGGGCAGATTATTGCGAAGATGGTGACAATAGCGGTTTTAGATGCTGCTTTGGGCCTTCTTGGTGGCAGCAGTGGTGGTGGTGGTGGTGGTGGTGGTGGTGGGTTTAACCCCAGCGCACCAAGTATTACAGGTAACTCACTCGGAGACTTTGGCGGTGGTACGCCTTTTGCTGGAGCGTTTAGGGCTAACGGCGGCCCAGTTAGCGCAAATAAGCCATATATCGTGGGCGAACGTGGGATGGAGCTTATGGTCCCTTCGGGCAACGGAAACATTATTCCAAACGATGTCTTTTCGGCAAGTCGTGCTGCTATTTCTGGCGGCAGCCCATTGGGCCTTGCTGGCGGCTCTGGCGATCTTGGTCAGGACGGAATGGCCGAAAGTCGTAATTACATCAACAACAACTACTCAACTCAGCAAGCCATTGCTCAAAGTCAAGCGGCTGTATCATCAAGCTCTATGTCAATGGAGCGAGTGATTGAGCGTAAGGCTGCAGAACGTCAAGCCACTGAAATGTCAGAGCCGATCAGGGTTAAGCTAGATACCACGGTGATCAACAATGTGGAATATCTAACAGTTGAGCAAGGACTTGCGCTTTCCGAATCCGCTTCTCGCAAGGCCCGTAGCCAGGTATTTTCTGACTTAAGGCAGCGGCCTGCATCAAGGTCCAAAGTGGGGCTTGGCTGATGCTTGCGATTGGCACTTATCTGAAGCTGGTTGATTTTCAAGGCTCAAACACTGGCTATGCCTTCCAGAATTTTTTCCAAGGCGAATCACGTACTTATTTAGGTACAAGTTATGTTTTTGCAGGGTTTGGCTTTAGCGGTGGAACGCTTGACCTGCAAGCTGCCAACATTTCGGCGGCAGTTGTGTTTGCTGTCAATCAATTGGATCTAAACATTTTCCAAACAGCATCTGATGAACGCTGGCTGGCAGAGATACGCACTGTATGGCTTGATCCTGATACGTTGGTTGAAACCAATAGGTACAGCGAGGAGCTTTACGCGGTGCTTGGTTTTGAGCATGATACGAGTAGGCTGCAGGTACGGCTAGGGAATCCTTTGGACGCAATTGAAGCCAACATTCCAAGGCGCGTACTCACTCAAGTCAGTGTGGGCGAGCTTCCCTCCACTGGAAACATTTCATTGAGATAATGCTGAGCCCTAACAAAAATCGAATTATGCTCCTCCCGCAGGATCGGGAGATTATGGGCATCACTGGGATGTCTCAAGAGCAATATGTGTGGTTTTGTCGTCAAGCGATTCTCCGTAGCAAGCTAAGACCTGGCGAGCTTGTTGCCTTAGAGCCATTCACTATTATTCTGATCAACCTTGCGATTGGTCTTGTGCTATCTGCTGCGTCGGCACTGCTAGCGCCTAAGCCTCAAGTAAGAAAAGCTCCTGACGTAAGGACAAGAAATGTAGACGGGCAGACCATCGTTAGGGGGGATCAATTTACAGCCAAAAGCGGTTTTGACACTGTTCAAAACGTTGTTGAGATTGGAAGCACCATTCCTATCGTTTATGCCAATCGTCAGTTAATTGATGGCAAATATTACGGAGGGGTTAGAGTAAATACCAACCTGCTGTGGTCTCAAATTTATAGTATTGGTGGCGGGCAGCTGCTAAGAGCTATTTTCTTGGTCGGAGAGTCGAGCGATACTGGAGATAGGTTTGAAGGAATGATTATTGACCCAGGGCAGTTTGCTATCGGCAACAACCTTCTTAATGGATACGACTTAGGTCTCTCTACTACAGGAAGAATATCTGCTTATTACAACAACACTGGCGGAAGGATTACTTCAGGAGATTACATTTCTGGTGTAACGCCTCCCAGTGACGAAGCAAACTCAGAAAACGACGGGGCAGATGATGTCTTTCAGGTGAAAAATGCAAACGGAGGTTATCAACCTGCTTTTTGTTTCACCTCAAAGCCTTCTACGCAAACCTCAATAGGGGTATATGGATTCATTGGCAACAATCTGGGTTACAGGGTTAATCCTGTATTCAGGCCAGGCAGACAGTTTACTGTAAGAACTGATAACGAAGTAAATTGCAAGTCAGACTGGCAAGAGTTGGCGAATCGCGATAAGCAAAACACAATCTTCGCTGGCAAATCTTGTTTGTACGCAAAGAATGGCGTTCCGACATCTGGAAATAGTGTTTTAGTAAATACGGGTGAAAAGCTTAGCTATAGGCTTCTAAGCTCATGCGCCCTGGATGATTACCCAAATGGTTTTACTCGCGGAGGAGGCTTGGGAGAAGCGACTGTAGGAGATGTCGCGGGTGCTGTAGCGGGGCGTCAAAAGCAGTACGACGAATTAATAAACATTGGTCAGCTTTATAAAATTGGCAGCGCCTTGGCAATTTGTTCTGACCGCAGCTTGCAGCCATTCATTTCTGATGCTGACCTGACTCCTACGGGTGGGGGCAGGGATATGACGGCGGAGTTTACGGTAGTTCGTCAAGGCGCAGTTGATTTTGTCTCCCTAAGTGACGCTGATACTAGCTCTGCCCGAATAGCAAGCAGCACTGCTCATATTATGCGTTGCGCTATAGCCAATATCGTGACTGAGCGTGGCTCTAGGATGATAGAAATAGGCTTTAGAAGTCGCTTGCAGTTAAACGTTTCAGGCATTTGTAATTTTAGAGATACTAAAACTTACTCTCAGATAGACGACGAGGCATGTGACAATTTTAACGGTGAGGACGCTGATGGCGCTTCGCCTGTAAATTTTGCTAGCGGCACCTATACAGGCCCAGAGTTAAGGTATAGCTTTTTTCGCATTTCTTATCGAGTAGCTGCAAGCAATTCAGAGTTTACCGAAATAAGCACTATTTTTGGAGCGAGAAGTGCTACTGGCGTCGATGTTTACAACTATCTTAAGCTAGATTTTACTTTTGAGAATCGATACGAGATACGGATCGAGCCTTTATCGTCCTGGGAAATACGCACAGGTGCAGCTGCTGGCCAGCTAGCTGTTTTGGATTACTCGGTGCAAAGCATTCAAACAATTAACGAAGGTGGGGTGGTACTGCAATTCTCAGGCGAAATTATTCCTAGAAATGTTGACAGTTTTAGTGTATCGGTATTCTATCCAAAAGGAGGCCTTACGCTAGCCGGAAGCAGAGAAGATAGCCCATATTACGTGGACTCTTACGCAAAAATAGCGGAGGCTTTTATTTACAATGAAGTCACAAGCAGCGCCTCTCAACCTGAGCACGAAATTGTTTACATAAACAATGTTTCAAGCAGTGCCATAGTTCCAAGATATTTCGCGTCAGCAATCGTGGGATTGAATATTAAAAGCAGTGAAGAGGTAAAAAGTCTTCAGCAGTTTAGTGCTTACGTGAATAAAGGCGTTAGGTCCACCAGCAGGTTCCCTGACGTGCTATACGATCTCTTTACAAACGACAGGTACGGCGTTGGTTCAATAATGAGCCCCCAACAGATCGATAAAGCGAGTTTTGATTCCGCTGCTGACTGGAATTATTCAAGAAAGTATTTCTTTGACGGTGCTGTTACTGAAAAGCAAAATCTTAGAACATGGGGAGCCCAAAGAGCCGCTGACTTCCTCCTGGATCTTGTTATAAGAAACGGTAAGTTTGCATTGCAGCCCGTAGCTAATTTTGAAGGGCCAGAAACAATAACTCAACTTTTCACGTCAGGCAATATAATTGATGGCTCTTTTGAGTTAAATTATTTTGACGCGGCGGATCGTATACCGCCAAGAATTTCCGTAAAATGGCGAGAGGAGAGAAACGAGACTGGAGATTTCTCCAGGGGGCTATTTCCTGTTGTCAGAGAAGTCATAGTTCGAGAGGCTGGGGTCGAAAACCTTGCGCCTATAGAGTCGATTGATATTAGCGATTTCGCGACAAGCGAAAGACATGCAATAGACAGAGGCAAATGGGAATGCAGATTCCGCAGACTTGTAACTCATTCAATTAAATTCAAGACTACCCCTAGCGAGGCCAATCTCGATATTGGTGGCGTATTCAAGCTAGGGCTTGAGACAACAACTTTTGACCAGCCTCAAAACGGTGCCATCGCATCCGATGGAACAATCACTTCTTGGCCGCCACTCGCTGATGGCAATTATTCTGTTCTGCTTTGGGATGGGGCTTCAACACAAATCACTGAGACAACAATGCTTGTACAAAACGGCTCAACAAGTTTTTCTGATTCAGTGTTCTGCATAAACAGTGGAAGCACTAACGTCCAAACATACAAGACTCAATCTCTTTCTTTTGACGAAGACGGTAACATTGAGGTTGAGGCTATTCACTTTCCAACCAACAGTAACGATGAAAGCCTGGTCGTCGATGGTTTTGACAATGACAGCAACTGGCTTTTGGAGGGCTTGATCGGCTAATGACAGTTTCTTTTCCATCACTTATACCTACTCAGCGCACCTATACGGTTGGCGATTATCCCACTAAGCGTTTTAACAGCATCAGCGGCGCTGGTACGACAAGGCTTTACGGAAGCAAAGCATTCGACGCTGTTTTGGACTTAGAGTTTTCGGCTGACGATGCAGAGCTAACAACGATTTTGGCTTGTTTTAATTCTGCTTACGGTTCAGGCACTGCCTTGACCCTGCCATCGTCGATCTTCAATGGAATGAACTCTGCCTTGCAAGCTCAAATCCCAAGCTATGTTACTTGGCGTTGGCAAGAGACTCCTCAGGTCCAATCAGTTTTCAATAATCGATCAAGAGTCACCGTGAAATTAATTGGAACATTGGATGGTTGACTTTAGTGAGTAGAATGATTCAAAAGGCTTGTAGTTATGGCTGTTCGCACTGGCAGTAACGGACAACTCAGGTGGCGGGGGACGGTGGTTGCTCGCGTCCGCTCTTGGTCGTTGAACATTTCAAAAGACAGTTTGGAGACTACCGGGATTGGAGTCTTTGATCGTTCTTACGTTTCCGGCTTAAGAGGAGCAACGGGCACTGCTGAAATCATGTACGACCCAGCCGAGGCAAGCGCAACAGCGCTTTTCAACGATGTTTTGAATAATTCCTCAGAACCCTTGAGCAACATTGAGCTTGTTTTGGATTCCGCTGGCGGCAGCCAGTTAAGCGGTTCTGCAGTTTTGACAAGTATTTCCCCCAGCGTTTCTGTTGGTGCGGTCACCTCTTGCAGCGTTGGCTTCCAGGTTTCTGGACCTTTAACTGGAGGATTCTAATGCCATGGCGGTACTTGGAATTGATGGAATTGTTCGACTAAGAAGAGAAGCGCCGCTGCCTATTGTTGTAAGCTCTTCAGTACTCAGGGCCGATATTGACGCTATTGTTTTAAGTAATCAAGATTTCTGGTCAGGGGATGAGGTGTATCTCTTCTCCCAGGAAGGGCTTCCTTTATCAGGTCAGTGCTCAAACGGCTCTGCAATGTATGCAGGAGGATTTCTTGAAACAGGCCCTAATCGTTCTCACATAGCAGACAACGATGATTTTTTCTACAAAAGAGGTGTAGGAGAAGATTCAGATAACTTTTACTGTGGCGTTGGAGCTAAAAGTGCGGAGTATTTTGTTTATAAAGATTCCCTAAACAGGCTCAGCTTTTATACAGATTATTGCTCTGCTGTTAACGGTGGGTCTATCAACAAAGTTAACTTGGCTCAGTACGATTTTAACGTTTTGTTAATTGCTGCGGCAGGTACTCAGGATTACAACAATGCTCTAACTGAATGCGTTTCAGGCGTCAGAGACTACAGATTCAGCGACGTTAGAGATGAGGTGACGCTTGAAAGTATTTGCGACTTTGCGCCCTCTTATCAGAGCCCTGCCGCAGGCACTGCTGAGTATGATGACGCAGACCTTACGCCAAGGAGTGCGGTAAACGGTTTCCCTTGGGTGTTGCAATGCGAGTTAGCTGAGTGGTCTTTAGAACTAGACGGTGCGGCTGTTGATACCACTCAGGTTGGCGAGAAATTTGGCGAAAATATAAAAAGTATCATTACCGGTGGTGGGAAATTTGATTTCCAAATTGGAGAGGCAGGACATTCGTCCGCTAGCGGAGACAGGCCCGTAGACCCAAGCTACTTGCTTCAGCTTCTGCAATTAACGGAGCGAGGCGCGAAAGCTGAAGCGGAATTTTGGTTAATGCAGCGGAAGGTCAGCGATACGTGCAGTGTTTTGGCTAGAGGTGGGCTTTATTACGCTACAAATATTTTGATAACGAACATTGCGGTGAACGTCAGGGCTACGGATGTGATCGTTGGTTCGGCCAACTTCGCGACATCTGGCGAAATTGCATTAAAAGTGGGAGTATAATGACTAAAGTGGGACAAAGAGCATTCGGTTAAATGGCAATCGTTACACCGGGTCAGCCTGGAGCTATTGACAATATTGACATTAGTCAAAACACGTTCCGCACTCAGGCTGGCGAAGTCACCAGCGCGGTGTTGCGTCTTGCTGGCGGGGAAGTGGACTCAACGTCTACGACAACGCTTTACGTTAACCATGAGATTGGTTCTGACAAATTTGTCGCCGGTATCGCAGACAATACGGTAACTCCTCCTCTAAGCAATCAACAGCTTACTTGCGGCTACTCGGAGTCAGCACCATTCAAAACCCTCAATAGAGGGCTAATCGAGGCAGCTCGCTTGTCCGTTCAAAGCGGAGTTGGGAATGATTTGTATGACCGTGTTCTAATCAAAGTCGCTGCCAGCGAATACGTTGTTGACAACACTCCGAGCACGGGTCTAACTGTGAGCCAGTGGCCTAATGATTACGAGCCTACCGAAGAAGACCTAAGAGCTTTTAACTCTGAAGACATGGGAATTATTCTCCCAAGAGGAGTTTCAATTATTGGTGCTGACCTTCGTAAAAGTGTCATACGTCCCAGGTCCGTACCAAGTGCAGGCGGCAATCCAGTAACCGACAGAGGTAGTTTATTCAAAACCACTGGGGGTTCGTTCTTTTTTAATTTTACTTTTAAAGATTCTCTTACCTATCAATCTTCTCATCACCTGCTTCAAGCCTTTTCTTTCTGTTCCCAGTCTGATTTAACCGCTTATTACCAGAAAATCGCAACCGCTTTCAATCTTTCATCTTCTGACGTTGAAGTTATAAATCCAGGCGAAACACAAATCACCACCGAATACCCTGACAATCAGGTTTCAGCTGCGACAGATTCTGTTAAAGGCAGTTCTGGATATGTCTTTAATTGCAGCTTGCGCTCCGACTACGGCATGTGCGGCATGTATCTTGACGGAAGTGATGGTGTTTCAGGACTACGCTCAATGGTCGTAGCCCAGTTCACAATTGTTGCGCTTCAGCGTGACATGAATGCTTGGCAGATTTACACAGGAGGCTCTTGGCAGACTTGCAGTGGATACAACGAGTACATAAACGCAGATAGTAACGATGTAAGGTCGCGAATCTCTGGGAACTTTTCTCCTTCCACTGGATGCTATGAAGTGGATTATAGAAGTTTCGGCTTCAAGGTCACAAATAGCGCCTTAACGCAAGAGGTCAGCTGTTTTGTTATCGGCTCAAACGTGCATCACTGGACGGCTTCAGGTGGAGAATGCACTATTACCAATAGTAATAGTAATTTTGGCAACACAGCTTTACTTAGCAGTGGTTTTAGAGGTATTAGCACAACAGGTGGCGCGTTTGCCCAAGACAAAGGATTTCAAGCACTTCGTATCCGTAGACCTCTAAAAGTAAAAACAGATGGGAGCAACATCCGCAGAATCGGAATTGGTAACGTATCTAGCTTGGGATACGACAGTGCAACAGGCGCTATTAATTTACAAGTTGCTTTTGACCCAGAGACAGCTTTTGCTAACAACGGGTATAGCTTGAAAGAAGGAGACTATATTTGGATTGAAAATAGCAGTCGCTCCGAGGGGCCTGGGGCTTCAGCAAGCCAAGCAATTGATGTACGAGCTAAGTTGGCCTCTGTGCCTTTTGATTCGGCAAATCCTACTCAGATAATTGTTGTTGACGGAGGTATTGACGACCCTAGCGTAAACAACATCTCAACCATTTCAAACCAAACCTTAGAAGGCAACCGTGTCTACATCAGAAGGCTTTCTGACACTAGGAAGCCCGAAGAACGTGAATATTCATTGGTTGTTTCTGGTAGTGCAACAACTCGCAGACCCGTAGGAAATTACATTTTACGCTTAGGGAACCGTAGCACCCTCAACCAACAATTAGACCCCACAAACAATCCAAATGAAGTTTTTATTGTTTCAACCTCAAAAGACTCAGACAACTCTTTTGGCAGCGATGTTTATAAAATTGTTATTCGTCCTGGAGACAGCGCGTCTTCTTTCAATCCTTCTACTTTTTACAGAGTAGGGACTCCTGTATCAAGAAACAATAGAGTATTTCGGAGCAAGAGGAACAAAAGATTTAGCACGTTCTCCGCTGAAAATTTTGAAGCAAGCTTGCCAATGCTCCCTGACGAAAGAGGTGTTGAACTTTTAAGAACATCTTCAGGGCCTTTGTTGATTTTAGATAACGACCTGTCAAACAGTCCTACGAGCACTGACCTTGGAATAAATCAATCAACAAACAGCTTGATTCTTGATCAAGTAAGGAGTAGCACTGATTTTCAAGGCGTAAGTTCTTTGATGAGAGCAATTGGGTACACGGCTCAAGATGTTGGATTGCAAGAGAACGGAACACTTTCGGGGACTGTTCTTGAGCAACAAGACACAGAAGTATTAAGAGACTGGAATCCTGCTGATCCTCTCAGCCCTGTACCTTCTGGAAAAATCAACTCTAGGACAAACTGGCCACTAGAGTTTAACCGGCCAAGTATTATTAGAGCGTTTGCTCACGCCTATGAGTTTGTTGGATACGGCAATTACACAAAAGCGTTACCAAAGTATCAAGCAACACCG